AATCTGTAGATGGTATTGTCCTACCGATATTCGGAGGTTTAAGTAAGGGCATTAAAGGTTGCCAAGTAAGGAGATATAATAAATCCCCCAAATACCTTACTTATAGTAAACAAAGATATAGTTACTTAAATGTATTACCATATACAGATAAACCATTAGTAGTTGTAGAAGATTTATTAAGTAGTTATAAACTACATAGAGCAGGTTATCCAACGTTATGTTTGTTGGGAACCAAGATGGATGATGAGGCTAAGAAGGTGTTGTTAAGTCATCCAAGAGTTGTGTTGTGGCTGGATGATGATGTGGCAGGGCATGTAGCAGCTAAGAAGTTGTTCGTTGATCTAAGTCCCCTATGCCCTAACATTTCAGCTATGTTCAATCATCAAGCAAAGGAACTGGATTTTGAAACACTACAAGAGATGGAGATTTAATGAGTTACGACATTGACCTACTAGTTGTTACTAGTAACAAAGATACCTACAACAGATTTAAGGAGCATGTAAAGAAGCACAACGTATCACCCATTACATTAGAAATCTTCAGTGTGTTAGGTGAGTATTGGGACAACTACCCAACACGTACTGAACTGAACTACCCTGAGTTTCGTACATTCTTTTCAATTGTGAAGGGTAGGAAGCTTAAAGACCCGTCATCGTATGAGGTAGCGTTTGACAACCTGAAGGATGCGTTAGACAAACCATCCCCCATTGTTAAGGATTTGCTAGGCAAACTAATTGAGACTGACTATGCAACACAGATATACGATGTGTGCCTTAAGATTGGCACTGGTATGGGCGGTGACTTGGAATCTATTGAGCCGCTACTTAATGCGTATAAGAAAGAGGTTGGTGCATCGGTAGACAAAGATGATGTGTTCGTTAAGCCATCGCTAGACTATCTATCAAGCACTGTAGCAAGTGGTGGCCTTAACTGGCGACTGAAAGAGTTGAACGTAGCACTAGGGCCGATACGTAAGGGTGACTTCATCATCATTGCAGCACGACCAGAGACAGGTAAGACAACGTTCACTGCAAGTGAGGCTAGCTACATGATGACTCAGCTACAACCTGATGAGCATGTAGTTTGGATTAACAACGAAGAGGCAAGTAACAAGGTGATGATGCGTGTGATTCAAGCGTACAACCAAGTTACTAGTAGCGAGTTGCTGAGTGACCCTAAGGTACACGAGAGTAAATTCTTATTGGGAGGTGGTCAACGTTTCCTCATCTTGGATGATGACTCAGGCATTAAGAGCACTAACAAGATTGCTATGCTGTTCAAGGAGTACAAGCCGGGACTCATTATCTTTGACCAACTTGACAAGGTGCATGGATTCAAGCAAGATAGGGAAGACCTGCGTATCGGACAGTTGTATGAGTGGGCACGAGACTTGGCTAAAGAGTATTGCCCCGTCATTGCAATTAGTCAGGTAGACGGTACAGGTGAGGGAGAGAAGTGGATTCAAATGAACCAGCTACGAGGCAGTAAGACAGATAAGATTGGGGAGGCAGATGCCATTGTCACCATTGGCAAGAGTAACGAACCGGGAATGGACTTACAACGCTTCATTCACGTACCAAAGAACAAATTGTTCGGAGGTAAGGAAACACTAGAGGCACACAGACACGGGTGCTTTGAAGTTGATATTGAACCAGCAAAGGCAAGATATGTCAGTAAATGGAAAACCAAATGAAGGTGATGTTTACCTAGAAAAAGATGGGTACATGTTGTGTTACTTGAAGAACGCAAATGGATGTTGGTATAGGTTGTATCTAGGGCCAGAAAGTAAAGGTAACTCTATGTGGCTGAGTGATGCCACCACTAATGCATATTGCAATGGGGATCACGTAATGAACATTAAAGAGTTGTTAATCTCAGTGAGAAAGGAGTTGCAAGATGAATCTAGTAGTTGACCTTGAAACAACTATCCGCTGTCCAGTGGGTAACAGCACAGGTAATCCCATGTGGAGAGGTAACGAGGTCATTGCAGCAGGTATGCAAGCTGTAGGTGGTAATGTAGATGTGATGTACGACAGATTAGGTGTAGACCTACAAACAATACGTGAGATTTGCGATAAGTCTGAGCTAGTCATTGGTCACAATGTTAAGTTTGATTTGTTGTACATCTATCGTGATACTAGTAACAAGTTGCCCCGTATATGGGATACACAGCTAGCAGCCTACCTACTCAGTGGTCAGCGTCATTTGTATGCATCACTGGATGAGTTGACAGCAGAGTACATTGGCAAACATGCACTAAAGGATGATCGCATCAAAGCCTATTGGAAGGCTGGCATTGATACACCAGATATTCCTAAAGATGATTTGCTAGATTATCTAATTGGTGATGTTGAGAACACATCTCATATCTTTCAAGCACAGTGGGCAGAAGCAGAAGCACTAGAGATATTGCCGTTGATGTTCACACAGATGGACGCACTACGCTCCACCATTGAGATGAACCGTAATGGTATGTGTGTTAATTGGTACTACGTAACATCACAGCGTGATAAGTATGCAGCCTTACTAGAACAGGCACAATTTGAAGTTGCAATGGAAGCACCCGGCTTAGACACAGCTAGCCCTAAGCAGTTGTCGTTATATTTCTTTGGTGGTGAGGAGAAATACAAGGAGAAGGTAGATGATGGATTTTATAAGAATGGTAAACCAAAAACTAAAACGGTGGAGAGCATTCGGGGAATTATTGGCAAGTATGCCCCTACGGGGGAGCTAGGCAAAGGTGGTTACTATTCAACAGACGACAGTGTATTGAAACAGTTGGCAGCAGGTGGAGATAGCGTTGCAGAGCAGCTACTCATCATTCGTGAGTGCAGTAAGATTAAAGACACCTACTATGAAGGATTGTTGTCCTTACGATTTCCAGATGGAAACATCTACCCCAACCTAAACCATTGTGCAACCAAGACAGGGAGATTGTCAGCAACTAACCCTAACCTACAGAACCAGACAGAGACAGGAGATGTTAAGAGAGCATACATTAGCAGACACGGGACGTTTGGCAAACTCCTAGAGCTTGACTACAGCCAACTAGAGATGGTGGCCTTGGCCTACTTAGCTGATGACAAGACCCTCATTGACGATATTAATAACGGTCGGGACATGCACCGAGAGTTGTACAAAGGAATGTATGGTAGGTATCCAACTGACAAAGAACGGAAACCCTTTAAGCGATTCAGTTTCCTACTCGTTTACGGAGGAGGAATCACTACACTTATGGCGCAAAGCGGTTGTGATAGAGCAACAGCTAAGAAATTCATTAACACATTCTACAACCGTTACACAGGAGTTAAACGATACCATGAAGAAATAGTTGCCAAAGCTGAGAAGGATGCAGTAGTTAGCTACGACCCAGATAAGAGTGGGCCGCAGTACACCTACTACCACAACAGCCCTACAGGGCGACACTACATCTTTAACAAGTATCCTAACGAATACAAAGGGGGTCTGTCATTCAGTCCTACCGAGTTAAAGAACTGGCCTATCCAAGGCTTTGCTACAGGGGATGTTGTCCCTATGATGGTTGGTATCTTGCTACGTAAGTTGGAAGATGCTAAACTAATACCAGATGTTAAACTTGTTATGACTGTGCATGACTCTGTGGTGCTTGATGTACCTATTGACAAGCTACAAGAATGTGCTATATTAGCAAAACAAACACTGGAGGATGCACCTAAGTACATGAAGAGTATTTTCAACATTGACTTTCCTTGCCAACTAGGTGTTGGCGTGGAAGCTGGTTTTAATTGGCAAGACAAAGAAGTTTTATTAAAGGAAGATAAATGAGCTATATCATCGAGAACATCACAACCAAAGAAGTTACAACCAAGTTTGGCCCTAAGCCAGCATACACCATTGTCGCAGGTGGTGAGCGTTTCAGCTACGGCTTTAAGAAGCCAGCATTTGCAATTGGTGATGAGATTGACTTTCAATTCACCGAGAACACATATGGTAAGAACGTAGACCTAACCTCAGTGCAGATGCTTAAGAAGGGTACAGGAGCACCTACCCCTAGCGCCTCATCCGCTAGCCCCGTTAAAGCCCCTTACAGCCCTCCAGCTAAGGTGTTTCCAATCCCTCTACTACACGGTGATCGTGCCATTGTTCGACAGAACTCTGTTACGAATGCTACCAAGGCAGTGAACGACTATTGTGGTGCAGATAGTACTTTCCCCGAATCTCTTATTGAGTATGCTGATCTAATCATTGATATTGCACGTAAGTTTGAAGCTTATTCATGTGGTGATTTGGATGCACAAGCAGCAGAGGCAATGGTTAAAGAATGAAAAACATTACAACGCTAGTAAGTGATATTTACAGTGTTGTTAGCGGGAGCTTGGCTCCCGTTACTAGTAACAACAAGGTGGATGTTAGCTACGACAAGTGGTTTACACCACGAGATAGGGCACGAGATGAGAAAGTATTGTATTTCTCTGAGGTAGGTGACCCCTGCCCACGGCGACTATGGTATAAATATAATATGCCAGATGTTGCAGTTAAGCATGATGGTAGGGCACTACTTAAATTCTTTTACGGAGACATTCTAGAAGAGTTGGTGTTGAATGTGGCAGAGGATGCAGGGCACACGGTAGAGAAGAAGCAAGAGCGAGTTATTTACGACATTGGTGATGGTTGGTATGTACGAGGTCGTATTGACGCAGTGATTGATGGTGTGATGGTTGACGTTAAGAGTGTTACTAAATATTCTGAAGAGAAGTTTAAGAACAATCTTATTGATGATCCATTTGGCTACTATCAACAACTTAACGGCTATGCTACTACTCTTGATTATCCTGATGCTGGCTTTCTCACAATTCAGAAAGAACTAGGACATGTAAACTACTACCCCATTGAAGTGAACAAAGGTTTGTTTAAGATGCAAGCTGAACATGCGGCAGAGACAGCTTCATTGTCCAGCCCTGACAGCATTAAACGACTTGACCCTGTTCCAGCTAGTAAGACTAGCAAGAATAAGAAGCTGTGTACCTCATGCAGTTATTGTTCTTTCAAGAAAGAGTGTTTCCCTGAACTACGTACATTCTTGTACGCTAGTGGCCCAGAGTTTTTAGTTGAAGTGGTCGATGTGCCACGAGTTATGGAGATTACAAATGCAAGTAATTAAGGAAGGGTGGCTGTTAAAGCACCGAGCAAACTTAGGGGAGTTTATGTGTACACAAAACACCGCCACCCCTAAGATGTATGTGTCTGAAAGGAGTGCTATTAGTAGCGCAAACTACCACGCTGAGCACTGTAATAAAGGTGTCAGTGTTTATAAACCCGTGAAAGCTTTTATTGTTATTGAAGGAGATAGTGATGCAATTTCGTTTTGAATGTGTTAAGCCCAGTGAGATTGAAGACAATGTGTATAACGACATTGAGTTCCCAACCAACCTATCGGTTGTCTATGAGTTTGAGATGGATGATGCAACAAGATGGGACAATGTTTTGTTGCAGTTTGCTAAGTTTCTAGATGCGACAGGGTATGTTGGTGTCTATGATAAGGTTAGCAAGCGTGTAGATGAGGATTGGACAACTATTACAGAAGGACTTGGTTATGAAGATATTGGTAATCCCGGATTGTCAGATTAAAGAAGGAGTAGCACGAGAACATCTGGCATGGGCAGGTAAAGCCATTGTTGACTACCGACCTGATGTGGTAGTTAACATTGGTGACTTTGCAGACATGCCATCTTTATCAACGCACGATATTAAAGGATCAAAATACTTTGAAGGATTGCGTTATAAGAAGGATGTGGAAGTAACTAAGGTGGCAATGCAGGAGATGCTAGCACCCCTACGTACACTACAGAAAGTGCAGAAAGAAACTAAGCACAAGGTGTATAAGCCACGTATGGTTATGCTTATGGGGAACCATGAGAACCGCATTAACCGTGCTATTAATAACAACCCTACCCTTGAGGGATTAATCTCCACCAAGGATTTATGTTACGAAAAAGATTGGGAAGTACATGAATTCTTACATCCTGTTTTTATCAATGGTGTTGGTTTCAACCACTATTGGCCTGTTGGAGCAATGGGTAGGCCCGCTGGTACTGCTGCTGCTATTATCAGTAAGCTCCATATGTCTTGTGTTGCTGGTCATCAACAAGGAAAGCAAGTAGCCTACGGTAAGAGGGCAGATGGTAGGGCCATCTGTGCTATAATTGCAGGTAGCTACTACCTACACGATGAGAGTTATATGGATCAACTATCTAACAAACATTGGCGTGGTTTGGTAATGCTGAATGAGGTTAATGATGGTCACTTTGATGAGATGTTCTTATCAATTGAATATTTAGGAAGACGGTATGGCAAAGATTAAATATCACTCACGTAAGTTTTTAAACAAAACAACAGGCATTGCAGCCATTGAAGTGAACATGGAGAGTTACGCATGGTCTAGCGGTGGCGTTGACGCTACAGTGTCCATCTCAGACTGTAGCCGACACATCAACTTAGACTTCAGTGTATACTCTAAGAAAGATTTAGACGCACGAATTCAGAAGCTTGACCTACTCATCACTGAGTTAACTAAGCTACAAGAAATGTTCATTGACAACTCTGACGATCTTTGCAATGCAATGGATGAGGCAGCTAAGAAGCGTAAGGAGAGCAACAAGAAACGTGATAAACCAAAGGTAGTTGAAATTGAACTATAACGATAAACTATGGCAAGTGAAACAATTCATTGAGGAGAACTTTGATGACCCTGTTGAGTTAACAATTGCACTAGGATTGTCAGTAGACGATATAGTGCTCCTCATCCCCGATGTATTAGTTGCTAACTACCACAAATTCTTTCAAACAAATGACGACACAGAAGACCTTGATGAAGACGAGCCGCCCGACTTTGGAACTGGAGAAGATTGGGAAGAGTAAACGAGCCATCATTATTAATAACGAACGAAACCGTGATTGGGCTGAGGAGCTACATGAGTATGAGCAAGGTAAAACTGATTTGGAGTACCCCGGCAGGGGAGGATTTAGTGGCATACATGGCACGAGTGTCCAACCCTGAGAACCAAGATAATAAAGAGACAGCAGGTAAGTTGGTTAAGTACCTTGTAAAGAATAAGCATTGGTCACCGTTAGATATGGTGGATATGTGTGTAGAGATTGAAACTACACGAGACATTGCCCGTCAAATCTTACGTCACCGCAGCTTTTACTTTCAAGAGTTTAGTCAACGATATGCAGAGGTACAAGGGTTTGAACGATCTGAGTGTCGTATGCAAGATGAAAAGAATCGACAGAACAGTTTAGAGTGTGAGAATCCTGATCTAGAAGTGTGGTGGCAACGTGCTCAACAGCGAGTCATTGATGACGCTGAATTCCTTTATAAGCAAGCGTTAGACCGTAACATTGCAAAAGAAGTAGCACGTAAAATACTACCTGAAGGATTGACAATGAGTAGGATGTACATGAAGGGTACACTACGTAATTGGATTCACTACATTGATGTGCGTTGTGATCCCTCTACTCAGAAAGAACACCGAGAGGTGGCATTACTAGTAAAAGAACAGCTTCTTAAATGTTACCCAACAATGGAGTATTTATGGACGAAATAATTTACGATGAAGTTGTAATTAAACCTGTTGTTTACTTTACGGGTAAAGCAACGTTTGACACAACACGGTTTGAGGGGATAGAGGTAGGTCGTGTTAATGCAGTAGACCACTATGTGTGGGGCAGAGATGTTATTAGAACCAGTGCTGTGTTAAAGAAATATCCAGACGGAAGTTTTGAAACAATGAACACACTGTACAAGCCACTAACATCTAATGACGCACTCAACAAGATGGCAGAGAATGCCAAAGAATTAGGGTTAGACTATGACACTTGAACACCTTATTGTAGGGGCTACAGGGGTTGGCTACCTCATCGTAGGTGTGCTACAATGGAGCAAGGGTGAAATGTCTAATGGTATGATTTGGACAGGGTATGCCATTGCACAGATTGGATTATGGTTAAATTTAAAATAAGGGAGTAATATGATTAGCGAAATAGATATTTCGGATATGAAAGCATTGTATGACATGGAATATGGAAAACATTTTAAACTTGCACCGACAGATGTGGTCAGCGTACCACCAGCTAGTGAAGAGTTTACAATGGGTGATGTATACAAATTCATGGGTATTGACGGAATGTACAGCAAATGCGTTGACAGCAATGGCACTATGCACCACTTCGCTGCTTGGACAAAAGTAGTACCGTGGGTGAAGTAAGGAACGATGGAGAGTGGACAGAGGGCCGCTATCGCAGCTTCATTACTAGTACGCTACGTGGTGGAATGCGAAGGTGGCCCCCTAAATGGAAGGCACTGAAAGAGGCAGAGCTAGGTAGAAAGATTAATAAGAAGTCTGGTAAACTAGCAATGCATTACAGGTGTGCTTGTTGTCACAATGAATACACAGCTAAGGATGTTCAAGTAGATCATATGGAGCCAGTAGTTAACCCGACTACTGGTTTTGTTTCTTGGGATGTGTACATTGACCGTATGTTCTGTGAGAAGAGTAACTTACAGGTGTTGTGTACTGCGTGTCATAAAGTTAAAACAAAGGAAGAGAAGAATGAATCTACGAGAGTATCAAGAGATGGCAGCAAGGCTAGCCCTCCCGACAGCATTAAACAATCAGTACCTAAGCCTAGGGCTAGTAGGGGAAGCAGGGGAAGTAGCGTCCCTGTTCGCAAAAGCAGTGAGGGACAGCGCAGGGTTAGTAAACCGAGACAACCTAAAAAAGGAGTTGGGTGATGTGTTGTGGTTTGTAGCTGTGCTAGCTGAATTTTATAACATGGATATGCAAGATGTAGCAATTGCAAACATCAACAAACTACGTAGCCGACAAGTACGTGGTAAGTTGCAAGGTAGTGGAGACGAACGATGAGTGGAGGTCACTTTAACTACCACCAATATCAGCTACAAATGATTGCAGAAGAAATTGCAGAGTTAATTGAAAAGAACGATTGCAACGATGAAAACCAGTGGGGTGATGTTATCGGCCACCACTACAGTAGAGAGACTATTAGGGAGTTTGATAAAGCCGTGTCTCTATTGAAAGAGGCATATGTGTACGTTCAACGTATTGACTGGTTAGTTAGTGGTGATGACGGGGAAGATAGTTTTCATCGTAGACTTGCTAATGAACTAGTAAAAGTAAAGGATTGAAACAATGGTAAACGAAGAAGAAGCTTGGCTACACCATGTAATTAAAGACTTTGATTACATTGTACGTAGTGGTAAGTACGGCCCCTTGTTCTATGCCCTACTGTCTGATGAAGCCAAATTCATTATTAATAACATGCGTGAATGTGAGCTACGCAACATGGAGGTCAAATGTCCATCGCAATTAGATTTATGACAGGGGTGTGTGTAGGCATAGAGTTTGCATCAGTACCCGGTGTATATGTAAGTTTGTATTTAGGTATTATTGAAATTGCAATTTATAACGAAGAGGAAATGGAAGATGATTAAACACGAAATGGGTATTTACGAAACATTCATTGCCAAGAGCCGTTACAGCCGATTCATTGAAGAAGAGAATCGCCGTGAGCATTGGCCTGAGACAGTTGATCGTTACATGAAGTTTATGGATCGCCATCTTACACATAAGATGAAGTATGCTATGCCTGTAGAGTTGTACAGCGAGTTACACTCAGCAGTTCTAAACCACGAAGTAATGCCTTCTATGCGAGCTATGATGACCGCAGGAGAGGCACTAACACGAGACAACACAGCAGGGTATAACTGTTCATACCTCCCTGTAGATGATGTTAAATCCTTTGATGAAGCCATGTACATCTTGTTATGTGGCACTGGTGTTGGATTCTCAGTTGAGAGTAAGTATGTTAACAAGCTACCTGAAGTACCTACGCAGATGTTTAATAGCGACACTACTATCTCTGTGTCTGACTCTAAAGCAGGTTGGGCCAAGAGTTTACGTCAACTCATCGCCTTGCTATATTCCGGGGAAGTACCGAAGTGGGATGTTACCAAGGTGCGTCCGGCAGGGGCACGCCTTAAAACGTTTGGTGGTCGAGCTAGCGGCCCTAAACCCCTCACTGAACTCTTTGAATTTGTTACTAATAAGTTTAAAGGTGCGGCGGGTAGGAAACTTAACAGCTTGGAATGCCATGACATTATGTGCAAGATTGGAGAAGTCGTGGTTGTTGGTGGGGTGCGTAGGTCAGCGATGATTAGCCTCAGTGATTTATCAGATGATAGGATGCGTCATGCCAAAGCCGGACAGTGGTGGGAGCGAGAAGGACAACGAGCACTTGCAAATAATAGTGCGAGCTATAATGAACGCCCCACCGTTGGGGAATTTATGTCAGAATGGTTGGCGTTGTATCAGTCATACTCTGGCGAACGAGGAGTATTTTCCCGAGCCGCTGCTAAGTCTACGGTTGAAAAACATGGACGGAGAGACAGCTCTTATGAATTTGGGACTAACCCATGCTCCGAAATCATCTTACGTCCGTATCAGTTCTGTAACCTTACTGAAGTCGTTGCCCGAGCAGACGATGATGACGCAAGTTTACAGCGAAAAGTTAGATTGGCCTCTATCCTTGGCACTTTCCAGTCTACTCTTACAGAATTCCCTTATCTAAGGAAGGTGTGGCAGAAGAACACTGAAGAGGAACGTTTGCTAGGTGTATCAATCACAGGCATCCTAGACTCCGCATTGTTGAATAACATTGATGATGTGGGTCTGTCATCAAGATTAAGTGGTTTGCGTGAGCTAGCTGTTATTACTAATAAGGAACTTGCTAATGAATTGGGAATTCCTCAATCCGCTGCTATTACGTGTGTTAAGCCTTCTGGTACTGTTTCTCAACTTGTTGATAGTGCCAGTGGCATTCATGCTCGCCACAGTGATTACTACATTCGCCGTGTTCGGAATGATAACAAAGACCCTATCACAGCCTTTCTACAGGGTCAGGGAGTACCTTCAGAAGCGGATGTAATGAAGCCTCACGACACTACTATCTTTAGCTTTCCTATGAAAGCACCAGATGGTTGTGTTACACGAGATGAGTTGGACTCCTTCACACACTTGAAGTTGTGGCTAACCTATCAACGTCACTGGTGTGAACATAAGCCCTCAGTAACTGTGTACGTTAAAGAGAAAGATTGGCCTTCAGTTGGTGCTTGGGTGTGGGAACACTTCGATGAGATTAGCGGTATCAGTTTCCTACCGTGGGATGGTGGCAGTTACAAACAAGCCCCGTACGAGGAGATTGACAAGGCTATCTACGACACATTGAAGAGTGCTATGCCTAAGTCTGTAGATTGGGAAACCTTCATTGAGTATACAGATAACGTTGAGGGTGCTCAACAACTGGCCTGTGTATCGGGTGTCTGTGAAATCTGAAGATGAGATACTAATAGCTGAAGCGTTAGGGGGGAGTGAAAAAGCTTACTCCTCCCTGACAACTAAATATTGGAAACGTATATTTAGTTTCTTACGTAGACGAGTTAATGACAATGCTCTTGCAGAAGAATTGACACAAGATACGTTTGCAGCAGCCTTTAGGTATCTGAATACGTTTCGTGGTGATAGTCAGTTCTATACTTGGCTATGCACGATTGCCATCAACAAGGCATCTAGAAGGCCATTTGAGAGCATTAAAACAGAAGTTGATAGTGTGACTAGTGTTACCCCTGAAACACTCTTAAACACTAAGCAAGAGTTTTTTATGCTGTTAGATATGATTGGTGATTTACCAGAAAAACAACGCAAGGCACTGTACATGAAACATGCTCAAGGAATGTGTTACAATGATATTGGTGTTGCACTGTGTTGTTCTTCTAAACATGCTAAGAACCTAGTGTACAAAGCAAAGAAAACATTAAGGAGTAGGTATGAGCAGCAATGAAGAAAGTTATCGAATGATGGAGGCACTGAGACGCTACTTAAAGCTGAAGGTGTACGAGACAGATAAGACAGTGGAAATTGTCTTACAGTTTAAGACAGAAGATGGTAAGATGCACCAAGTTTGTAACAGTTTTATGGAGAAATCAAATGCAAGTTGAAATGATTGAAGAGCATGAAGATGGGTCTGCAACAGTGGTGTTGAAAGACATTGAACCCCGTATGATGCAGTTGTTGTTGCAAGAGGGGCTAGTATCCTTACTGTCAAAAGAAATTGCACGACTAGAGAAAGAAGACAAGATTCCCGCTTTGTTGAAAGGTAAACCAAGTGAACTATAATCAAGTTATGGAAACACAGTATGGTGGCAACCACTATAAAGAACGTGCCATTCAACCTTGGGAAGTGTGGGAAGCGTACGATTTGAATGGTTGGGAAGCTAGTGCCCTTAAATACTTGCTACGCTACAAGGATAAGGGTAAACCACTAGAAGACTTGTACAAATGTATGCACAACGTTCAATATCTAATTGCCAAAGAAGAACGTAGGTTAATGGCTGAAGAGACTAAGCAGTCAGTTAACACAGTTATTAATAACATGGTTGGACAACTAACTAAATGACGAACGGGGCGCAATGCCCCGTTTCTTATTCCTCACCAATCTTAGTTTTAAGGACTTCGTACACCTGTGAAACTGTACGTTCTTTACCCGTCTTACTATCGTAGAAGATATTCTTATTACGCTGTACTTGACCCTTCTGAACAACCTTACTTGCCTTATCAAAAGGTGATGCCATCAAGAACTTCTTAGCCCCACTTGTACCTAAGAAGTGAGCCGCATACAATTCTGTATCTGTAGGCTCCCTCTTCAATGCTTTCTGCAAAGAAGATTTATTCTCCTCAGTAAATAATTTAGCAATCTCTAACGATTTAGCAGGGTCTTTCCTATCATCTAGTGTATAGTCTTTTTTATACTTCTTAGTTAGAGATTCCCATGTACCCTCAATAAACTGGTGATGCCCTGTAGCACTACTAGTTTTAGACTTAACATCAGCCTGACCACTACTCTCAGCCGCCTTCAGCCTCTCATAGTAATCGGGTTTAGATGGAGCAGGTGCTTCTTGTTGTACAGGTTGTTCCACTTTAGGTGGCTTACCTGTTTTAAAGAAGTCATCAAAGAATTTAAGAATGTCCATATTACTTAGTATTAAGGTCAGCCATAGTAACAGTATTAGACTTAAACTTTTCAGCTAATGTTTTCTTTTGCTCAGTAGTTGCGTTTTTGTATGCATTTAATATGTACTCTGTGTTAAGTGTAGGGTCTACTTCTTTCATCTTTTGTAGCGCACCTTTTACTTGTGTGTCTAAATCGGATGTTTGTGTAGTAGGAGTTGTCGCAGCAGGAGTTACAGGCTGTGCCTCACTCTTATAGAATCCACCGTAACGCTCATTCTTATTAATAACAGTTGCAAACTCTGTGCCAACTTCTTTAGGTTGTTTCATAGTAAGCATAGATGTACCGTACACAATGTTATTCAGCATGGGTTTAACCTGCTTCATAAACTCAGCAGCAGCGGCAGCGTTAAAACCACCACCTGATACCAACGGACGGTTGGATAAACCAGTGGCTTGTTGTTGAGGTACAACCACACTAATCTCACCAGCATCGTTAACACCTAATGTAAGTGTTGTCTTATACTTAGCTTCAATTGCCTGTTTAACACCGTTGATACTAATAACAGCACCTGACACACTGTTGCTTACATTACTCTTAATGACAGCTTGGTCAGTTTCTGGTAGCTTAGCAATTTGCTCACCGTACTTCTTATAATCACGAGCTAAAGTTAAGCTGTTAGCACCTGTAGCTACGTTAGTAGAGAAGGCAGCACTGGCAATGTTAACTTCAGCAGGGAGAAGGGAGGTCTTCTTTAACAGTTCAGCAGCACTAGCACCTAGTGCTTGGTGTGCTGCACGAGTAGTTGCTGGAGATGCCACAGGGTCAGTGGGTACAGCAGTGGGGGCTTGTTGTGCTTGCACTAGCACACGCTGTACGTTAGCTAGGTTGGTAGCACCAGTTACGAGGTTACGTACACCACTAACCGATGTGGTTAACTCATTCTCTTGTCCCACCATAAACTCATAAAAGTCCTTATTAGTACGCTGTAGATTCTCACGAGCAGTACCACCAGCCCAATATGCCATAACCATAGGGTTATTTTGCATAGCAGATTGCTGTTGAATTGCAAGGTTAACTAGTTGTTGCTTCTCTGTTAAACTCTTATCACGATAGGTTTTAAAGATGTTAGCAATGGCTAACAACCCTACACCCTTATCATCAGCATATAAACTCAATGACTGGTTGGCTTGTCTATCAATGTCTGCATACAACTCTTTACGCTTACCATCAGACACGTTAGGGTTTTTAGCAAGGTAGGCATCAATTGAACGGTAGGCTTGTGTGCGTGAACCCTCAATGTTTGTCTTCATCTGTGCGTTGTGTACAGCAATAGATGTTTGGAATGCTACAGGATCAACTGTAATACTTTTACCTTCAGCCATTAACTTTAGGGTTGTTCCTAACACTTGTTCTTTGTCATTAACAGACTGGCTTAGTGTAGTTGCACCTAAACCTCCATCAAAGATGGCAGAGAACCCTGCACGTACAGTGTCAGCTTCTAAATCACTTTGACCACTCAATGCACCTACGTTGTTCTTAATAACGTTAACTTGTGTTTGTGCTTGTAGCACTTGTTTAAACCCAGTCATCTTAACATCATATGTGCCACGATTAGTCTTATAATCAGTTAGCAACTCTTCACGAGTACCAAACAAACCTGTCTTAGCAGCATCGTCAATGTCTTTCATTGCCATGTCTTCAGGTGTAGTAGTCTTTGGTGCTTCAACTTTAGAAAACCGTTCACGCACATAGTTCATCTGTGCCCAACGATCAGCGTATGGCAACCCTGTAACAGCACCCACCTTTTCACGAATCTGGTTAGACAAACCGGGATATTGTGCAATGGCTTTCTTTGTCAACGCATCAATGCGGGAGACATACTGTTCATTAGACATACCACCTTCAGCAGCAGCCTTTAAACGAACTAACTCACTATCGTAGGAACGTAGTTGTTGTGCAGCCTTTGCTTGTGCATCTTCACCCTGTGCACCTAACAATGTTTCTGCAAACACACTCCCTGCCATAGGTGCGCCACTCTGCATTTGAGCAGCTTGTCTCCCTGCAACTTGTGCAGCTTGATTACTAATAAAGAATTCTTGAGCTAGGTTAGAGGCTCCTTCTTCGATGTTAGCTACCTCTTGCTCTACATACCCCTTATATACAGCACTAGCACCCTCTCCTAGTGCTTGAATAGCAGCCCGAGTAGATGCACCAGCTTGTTGTAATGTTGCTGGATTAGCCATTGCTGGCTCAATGTTCTTAGTAATGTTTGCTTGATAGGTTGCCATTATTCGTTAACTCCTGTATTTACTACAATGTCTTTCACTGCCCAATCCTTTACAGCTTGATCTGTAAGCATCTTTTCGTATTGAGTAAATGCCTCTACTTTATATGCTTCTTTATATAGTTGCTGTAAATCGCTACCTGAATATGTATTTAGAATAGCCTGTACAATTGCAGCGTGTGTTCTATGTCCTTCAGTGTCATTGTTACGTAACGCTGTTAAAGCTAACATGGAGTGTTTACCAATTGCTTTAGCAGATGTTTTAACATCATCCCCCTGTGACTTTCGACTACTGTACAATATTGACAAATCTTCTTGCACAGCAGGTGGAATACCGAAACTTAACATCCATGCTTCAGTATCTGTAACACGGAACATTGCACCACCAGCACCACTCTGTACTTGATTGTAGTTAGCCATTGCAATGCGTGACTTCTGAATGTTGTTAAAGAAAGAGAAACTTCCTTTACCAATTTCAGTTAGTGCAATTTGCAATGTATCCATAGTCATAGGAGCTTTAGCAATGATTGAGAATGCTTCACCAAAGCTACCTAGGATACGTAGTGCAGCAAACCCTGACGGGCCACCAGCTACTTCCATGAATGTCTTCTCAGGGTCTAACAACCCCTTAACAACATCTTCGTAATATTTAAAAGTGTTGAATCGACTACCTAAGGCTAGCTTAGCTTCACCATCAGTGATGGAACCAATCATACCTGCAACAACACCTTGTTGTACGTACAGACGAGCTTCTGGAGACATATCTTCGGGTACTACATCTGTGAGGAGGTCACGGAAAGGCCATAAGAAGTTACCAGCAGTACCCATCACTAGTGCGTGTGTTACCAATAACTGTAGTGCTTCTTTCTGTGTGAATGCTCTTGGGTTGCCCATCAAACTCTGTACAACGTTCATCATCAATTTAACTTGATACTGTACGAACTGTGCAGGGATAGACTTCCAACCTTGTTGCCATGAAGCTACGTTAGCCTTAGTCATGTTCTGAGTCAAGTCATCTTGGCGCTCTAGAATCTTAGCTAAGCTATCATCAGTCCACCATGCAGCACCGGGGTTAGTTTCAATAAACTCCCTACGTGCAATGTCAAAGCTAACTAGTCGGCTATAGCCTTCACCAGAGTTGAATGGTGTAGCAGCTAAGTCTCCTACGTTACGAGTTAGCTTGTTCATAATACCGTACTTACCTACTTCAGCACCATACAAACTAGTAGTGTTAATACCGTCCATTAGACCAGTGCGGCGAATAGCCCGTACAACTTCAACGAACTCTTCCTCAGACATACCCAAACCAAGGTTAGTTAGTTTGTTAGTCTTAGCAACAGTTTGCCAAATACTTTCTTGATCGCTAAACAAAGCCATAGCATACATAGCACTACTCTTAGCACTACGCAATCCATGCACAGGGGAGATGGCTACAGCATTGAAAGCGTTCATACCTTGCATAAAGAACTGCACAGGGTTGAATGCGAAGAAGCTGTGAAATGCAATTGTACGTGCCCATGTAGGGTAGTCTTTGGTAGCACGTAATGCAGCACCTAGTTTCATAACTGGTTTGCCACCTACACCACCCTCAATACCCTCACTTATCATACGCATAAAGCCTAAATATCCCTTCTCTTCTTTAGTAGGAATATTCATTTGAGCAATGATGTAGTCTTGCACCTTCTCTGCTACAGATAAACGTTTGCTTTGCCCAACATAATATCCTTTGTTGTTTAACATGTAGCGGAATGCATTGTCAGGTGTCATTGTCTGCACGTTAGCTGGCAAGTCATCAGCAAAGGTGTTGAACCAACGTTGAATGTGACTCTCACGCCACTCAGTTGTAGACGCTACATATGCAGTGTTACCAATCTCAGCAGCCACACTATCTAACGGACTCACTGTGTTAACTGTATCCTTACCGAATACAGACAACACCTTATCACCACGCTTGCTAGCAAAGTTACTAGTAAGGCCAATTGCTTCTTCTACATAATCATCATCAGTACGGGTAAACCTAACTTCAGCTTTAAAGTCTGTACCAAACCTGTTGTTGTTTAATGCGTCAATGATTTCTTCTGGTCGCCATCCATAAGGCTCCATTAAGCGGCTAGCATCTTGAATGGTTAGCTTACCTGCTTTATGTAACGACTGAGCTTCAGATAAAGCTTTTACATAATTATTGGCATCAGCCACGCTAGCAGCAGTACGATGAGTAGTAGTAACCTCTTCAATAGCACCATCAACTTCATAGCTAGACTTCAGTTTAACAAAATACTCATCGCTGTAAATACGGCGATACTCACCAGCACGATAGGGAATTACCGTATCAATAGGTTGGCTAGCAAAGCTACCAACTTTAAAGCCAAAGGTCTTGCGGTATTTACCATCAATTAGTACAGGCTCAGCAGCTTCGTAGAAGACATAACCCTTAGTAGCAATCTCTTCACGAAACTCTGCACTCATACGTTGCATAGTTCCAGTATCGCCAAGATAGACAAAACTACCTTCTTTAGGTGTTGTTGGCTTACCAAACAGTTGGTTGCCATTGTCATCAAACTTAATCCCTGTGTTAAGTTGTACAAACCCTCTGCGGGTCATGCTCTTCACAGCCACATCGTTACGTACTTGCCACATAACATCACGCAATGCACGTACTTTGTAGTAGGCATCACGAGCTTTTAATGACAGACCTTGACCAGCTAGTTCATGTGCTGAGAATACTTTACCTTCTTTATCACCGATGACTAATGCATCGTTTAGTGCAACCATGTCAGCTTTACTTAGCTTCTCAATGGATGGTCGTACAAAGTTGGTTAATAGCTTCTGGTAGCGACTAGCTTGGTTAATACCAACTACACGCTGTGAGTATAGTTCGTTAGAGGTGGACAACGCCCAATCACCCATAGCAAACCGTGCTGCGCTATTAATGTCATCGTCAGAGTATTTACCAACGATGGAATAGTCTAGCGTACGGTTGATAGGTTGTTCAACTAGCCACCCTGTCTTCAATCCTTTTTCAGCGTCTTCAATGGCATTTAATTCGTCCATTACTTCATCCAACTCTTTTTGTAGAGAGGCTAGTGTTGGTTTAATCTTTTTGCTTTCAGAAGCAATCATTGTCATATTAGCTTTCACCTCAACAGCTTCAGCTTGAAGTTGTTTAACGTGTGTGTTAAGCATGGCAGCAATGTTCTTGTCCACCTTACCCACATCAGCTACAATACCTAGCTTAGCTAGCCTATCCATAACATCGCTAGCAATGAGCTTAAAACCGTCTACAAGGCGCTTAAATGTCTGCCCTAATACCGTGGTAGGTATCTCATCAGTGAAGGCCCATTTAGCAAAGTTCTCGGCAAAAAATTCACTGTAGCTAGATGCCCACTTATGAATCTCAGACTCGTATGCTTTGTATTTACCGTAGTCTCCACCAGCCCACTTGTCAATCCAGTTGACAGCAATGTCTTCTGCATTGGTAATGGAACGATATTCTAACAGAGCTTCAGGTGGAAATACATCAGTAACGGATTTTTTAATACCGTCACCTTTAAAGGCAATACCCTTAGCACGTAACCACTTATTAAAACTGCTATTAATAATACCAAAATACTTAGTAGCAAACTCTGCTTCAAAAGCATGGCCATACTCGTGAGCAAAGTTCTCCATGTATTGACGCAGAGATAGGGGTTTATCAACAGTACCCCTACGCATTACTATTAACGATTGACTATTACCTAAATCGTAATGAATAGCACCTGCACTACCGTGTTTTTCTTTTACATTGGATACATAAACTTGTACAGACGGGTCTTTACTTTTAACCATATCCTCGTAGTCCATGACTACAAGTTTACGATTGTCCATACCTAGTGCTTTACCTAGCTTGCTAACAAACTCTACAATGAAGGCTTTCTTAACACCAGCAGACATAGTAATGTTGCCCACAGTAGTTGTACCGGGAGCAACTTGTAAGTTAGCAAATGTTCTATTAATATCAACTTGTGCAGTATATGATGGGCGACCTGTAGGTACTTGACTAGCAACCATAATGTTGCCAACGTCATCTACCATGTCTTCGTTAGCTTTAATGTAGTCACGAACAGTTTGTGCATGACCAGCAATGGTGGCATCATCCCAACCTGTTGTATTCTGTAGCCACGTTTTAATTTCTTTATCACTCTTACTAGTAGCAGTCTTGCTCCCAATTTGGTAGGCAGCTTTATCTACATCATCTTCAAAAGACAACATAGATGCTTTATAGCGAGGTTTACTGTCAGTTAAAGCTTTCGGTGCAGGGGCACGTTCTAATGGAGGAGTCTCTACAACAGGAGCTTTCTTACCACGCTTAGGTTTTGATTTGTTTAACTCTTCTAACACTAGTGCTTCTAGTGCTGACTTACGTAGTTGTAAATCTTTCTTAATGCTTTCTTCTACTAAGAACCCTGTGTTAGTTGTATCTGGTACAACCTTCATACCCATAGTGTTAGCAGGATCAGCAGCTTTAATGTATGACTCAGCCGCTTCTTTAGTTAAGAAGCTAGTAGCTGTATCTGGTTTGTAAAATACTTTACCAGTAATGACTAAACCATTTTCAGACAAAGTAAATGGGTCTACTGAATGTACGTTAGGGTTGTTTGTTTTAGAATAAATGCGCTGTAAGTCTGTAAGTTCAGCAGCAGCTTCTGAAGCACGAACACCTTTAGCCGCAACCACATCCTGTAGTTCGGCAATTAGTTTCTCAATAGGTGCACGAATAGTTTTCTGTAGGTCATCAGCAGCAGTTGTAATTGAATCAGGCAATACCTTAGCAGCGTTAACACTGACTAGTTTGCCTAAGTCAATGGCTGTGCTGATACCAGTGAGTTCACCTGCAACTACACCAACAGCTTGTAAACGTTGTTTGTTAGCTACCTCTGAAGCAATCTTAGCAGCTTCAGCAGACATAATGGCATTCTTGCCACCAGCAGCAGCTAGTGATCGTTCTACACTTTGTAGAGCACTAGCGTTCTTAAATAGTTTAGCTGACTTAGTTAAAGTTACACCACCAGATAGAGCAGCGCCAACTACACCAAGTCTATCCAACCAGTCAGACAAACCATTCCATGTTTGTTCTGCACCAGTGGCTACTTCTTGTATTAGTAATGCAGCTTGCCAATCAGTGATAAGCCAGCTATCCTTTAAATCGTTATACAAGCCACTTAGCCACTCACCTTTTAATTCTTCAGGTTGAGCACTAAATGCCGCTTGTAAATAACTTTTAGTTTGTGATCTACCTGTAGAACGACTAATAGCATCCGCAGGGACACCATACTTAACTGCCACTCGGTCAATAGCTGCACCTTGTTCAGCAGCCATCGGTGTAAACTCGTACAAGAAACCTAAACCTACAGTAGACCAACTCTTACCATCTTCAATTGCTTTATCAAGTGTAGCAGCCGCACTTAACCGTTTAGACATACGAGCAGTAGACTCGTTAATCTCAGCAGGGGTGTTGTTGAATAGTACAGCAGGGTTACGTACAGCAGTTGTCTCTACAGCTTGTGTTGTCAACTCTTTTAGTTTAGCTCGTACATCGTTAACGTTATTAATACTGAGTTCACCATACATCCTGTTGCGTGTAGCAACACTATCTAGTGTTTGTTGAACAATGTTTACGTTACCTTCAGATGCAGCTTTAACCGCAATGTTACGGTCAATGTCATTCTGTTCAGGAACAGTAGTACGCCAGTTGCTATCTACAAACTGGTCGAAGTTAACTTTATCTGGAATGTCTGTGTTACCTGTAGCAGCAGCTACAATGCCTTTAACAACTGAATAGTTACCAACACTAGTGTCAGGAGCAACTACAGTGTCTTCAGCAGTGTATAAGCTTTGTTCAGGGAGTTCCGCACCGTCATCTTCATATAGCATCATTACGAACCTTATTCAACAGCTTTAGTAGGAGTTTTAACTTTACCGTATGTACCTGCAACACTACCGATAGTTCCAAAAATAGTAGCCGCTGTTTGCCAGTTAGTAGCACTAATTGCAGCATTAGTAATGGCAGTGTTCTGATCTGCAATGTCAGACATATAACTTAAATTACCAGCTAGTTGAGCACTTACACTAGATGTACCACCCGCTAAACCACTACCACCCATACCACCTGTTTGTGCCGCTACGTTAGTCATAGACGCTTGTGTCATACGAGCTTCACGGATTTGTTGGCGAACACTACGTACATTTTGAATTTCTGCTTTACGTGATTCAGCTTGAAACTGTTCTTTTTGTGCTTCACCTGCTTCGTAACTGCTATAAGCAGCAGCAGTGGCTGCAACTGCAATTGTTGTTAGTGCCATCTTATACTCCTAAATATTTACCGTAAATGTGTTCGTACAATGTGTAGCCTAGTTTTTCCAACGGTTTAATTATCATTGGTACGTAAGGCTTTGCATGGTGGGTAATAACAGATGCTCCTAAATCTTTTGCTAACTGTTCAGTAGCTAACAACAATCGTGCACCAATGCTACTCTGTCTATATTGTTTAGACACGTAAATAATGTCTACATGTGCAAACACATTCTCAGAATAATGTAAGTTAGGCTGCACAATTAAAACACTGTATCCTACAACCTTCTCACCGTCATAAACAACAATGTTATTAATAATGTTTAACTCTTGTAGTTGTTTATACTTCTTACGATCTGGGGCTAACTTAACATTTTCTTTATTTAAAGCTAACTCATCCCAATGTTCTACTAATACACCAGATGCATCGTCTAAAAACTTATCAGTGTCTACATTGTATTCAATCTTATACATTGGTATTTCCTACGAATGTTCCTGTCCACCCTACAATCTTCATGTCCTTACCAGTTTGTGAGGTAAACTTAAACTGCACTGCTTTACCTCGTCCACGCAGTTTATTCTTGGAGATAACTAGTGGATAGCCATCATCGAATGTACTGCCGGGATCAGTAAAGTATGGGCGTAGTTGACGATACACTTCTACTTCATCAGCCCACTTACCGGGGTAGGTATTGTCCGTAAAGTCCCAACGACTTTGCATCTTGCAGCTACTTTGATTTAGTGGGTTAGTGTTGCTATCAAAAGATGTTTCAGTACGCTTCATAAACACAGTGAGGTATTGACCTGTACTAGCACGAGCAGGGCCATTACCACCCATGTTATACCCTGTAATGAAGTATGCTTGTTGCTCTACGCCTGCGTTGTTAAACGAATACCAGTCTTTAAACTTAGTGCTGCTATCTCGTGTATTGTCAAAGTCAGCAAAGGTTACAGAGTAGTTGTTACTAGTAACTGGATGTAGTGCTAGTATTTTGTAAGACTTACGTGTACCAGACACGTTAGCTACATTAGCAACAACTGTGTTAGTGCTGGCTAATACATTATCTACACCAGCAATAACATTATACTCATTACTAATAGTAGTTGTTTCTTTTGTAACCTCAATGGATACAGGAACTACACCTACAGAACTATTAATAGAAAACCAATACCAACTTGTTAAGCGAGCGTCAAAGGCCAAAACAGTATTTTTGTTGAATCGACCACTACTAGTAGATGTATTAATTGAGTTTGAATATAACCAATAAATAGTTTTACTTGTAGCATTATACGATCCTTCAGCATATAGTTTACCTAAAATTGGAATGTCTTGGTAAAAGGTTTTAATGTTTTTTTCACTAATGTTAGTAGATGTATACTCTACAGAGTTAGTCGCACTGATAACGTAAATGCCACTCGTGCTCCAATAAAGCACGGTGTCTTCTACAGCTACAACACTCTTACCACTAACACAACCTACAGCCGATACACGATCAACTGCGTAGTTAGATGCTTTGAACCCTTGGTCAATTCCTGAAATAAACCACACACCGTTAGTTGCAAAAACCATAATGCCTCTACCTAGGGCTTGTAACGCTACAATCTCACCTGCTTCAGGAATTTCAATAGTACCACCATCATCATCTTCTAAGTCACTAATAACTTCAGATGAGGGGTCATTGGTTTGATAGCAATTGCCTACTTTATCAATGGTGTCCAACACTTGACTGAAGAACACAGTGCCTAGTAGGTCAGATGTGGGCATACCTGAATACCATGTGCGCCCTGCAAAGAATGCACATGCTTTAGGACGGTAGGTAATGTTTTCAAACGGATCAATGATAAAGTGCCCTTTAGGGGCAGGGGAGTTACCAAAGTCTTGTTTGTTTAATACTGCACTGTCAAAGTTGTCGTTAGTATCTTTACCGTAAATCCAACTCTTAGTATTTGAAGGGTACTTGCCTAGCAACGGATCGCCCGAACTACCGCCATTAGCAATCCTATAAGCATCAATCTGTGTATCTGTCCAACCTTGGTTATACAAGTTGTATTTAACATCCTCAATGTCAATACCTAAACTAACCCACTCAGCAGATGTAAACTCTGCATCAATGGCAATGGTTTGACCTATAGAGTAACCTAGTATAGCAACTGTAGCAACAAGTGGCTTACCTTTAAAATCTCTAATTTCTAAGTCTATTGTTTTAACATCAAACGTACCCCAAACACTTTCATCACCCGGTACTGGTGTATATGTTACTAGTAAGGGTAGTGTGTCAGCACTAGTAATGATAAGGCGACCATAAGTAGGCGCAAAGCCACAAATTCCTGTGCCAACAATGTTGGGATTACCGGGAACCTTGTAGCTTTCTAAATCAATACGGAATACAGTATTACGTGATGCACTGACGCTGCCTGTAGCAGCGTTGTAAAAGTTTAAATAACGACCTGTTTGAGTTACAATAAAATCCCTATTGCCACTACCTGCTACCGTAGTCCATGTACCCGTTGTAAAGGCCCATAAATCCTTACTGTCAGCAGTGATTGAAGCAGCATATAGGTTATACTCACTCTCATAGTCTAAACCATTACGGCGTTCAATAACACCGTCCACTTGTGGAATTACGTTTACACCTTCTTTGTAACTGTTTGGAGGTGTAATAAAATAGCCGCCTTCAGTGACTAGACCACCTACAAACGTAAACGAATCGTTGACTGAAGCTTGTGCTGCCATTACATTTTACCTTTCCACTTGTGACTATTCACATCTTCTTTATCTGGTTTTTCTTGAATACCCAATTCTTGCTTAGCTTTCTCTCCAGCTTGAGCAAGTTTGGTTAAACGTTGTTGACGCTGCATTGCATCTTCTTTACGCAGTGGCTTCTTCAATTTCAATACCTCGTTGCTTGGCAATTGCTAAGATGCGTTCTTTACGTGTAAACAAACCTTTAAGTTCATCTGGTACAGGGCCACGCATTGAGTAGCGTGCTTGGTATAAACCCATAGGAGTACGATCAATGGCAAGTTTATTTACAATACCACTCTCTGCACGTTCTTCTTTACGTTCTTTAGCTGCTAGCTTTTTTTCTTGATGCTTGTCCATAACCTTATCGTATGCAGTTTTATCGACCATAATTTACCCTTGTATTGTATTTAATTTCACCATTCTCATTCTTCCAACTATCGTTACGCATTGCCATACGTCCTCTAGTAGCCTTACGTTCTTCTCGTGCGTTAGCTTGTTGCTTTAAGTTTACAAACGCTTGACTCTTTGCTTCGGCTAATAACGTAGGAAAGAACTTCTCTGGAATGGCTGGAATGAAGTTGTCTGTATGTGTCCAGCTAGCTTGCTGTGTACCATATGCGCTACTCTTGCTAGCTTGTAACGTAGTGTCTACAGTAATGTTATAGCCATCAAAGATTAAGAACTGGTCATCGTAACTAGTCCAGTATTGTGGGTCTTGGTTAATAACGTACCCGTTAGCGTTGATAACACCAGCTTGTGCAACTCTGTTACTAATAATATCGTTAAACGTTTGTGGGTCTACCCACTGCACTTCTTTTTTATTATATTTAATCCACTTAACCTTATTCCACGTATCTGGAATTTTCATTTTAGTTGGGTTACTAGTATCACCCAATGCTTGTAGTGGTGCAAGCTGAAATAGAAAAGGCCAGTCACGCTGGCTAATAAGTTCAAAGTAGGCTTCTTTAACAAGTTCAGCTACTTGTACAGCTTCAACAGTTTCGTCAATGCTATCTACAGGGTCTGAGTCAAGTGCAGAAAGAATGTTCTGCGTCATGTCTAATAGTGTAAGTTTTGCCATATTATGCTCCGGCAAAAATTGCGTTTAATTGCATGGCATACACACGTA